GGGGTCATCTGCGAGTGTCACGAATACGGGAACTTCGACAGCTGCGAATCTCGAGTTTACCATTCCGAGAGGTGCCCAGGGTGTTCAGGGACCCGCGGCGACGGTTGCGGTCGGTACCACGACAACCGGAGCGGCTGGAACAAACGCTTCCGCTTCTGCTTCCACATCTGGGACGACGACTACTTTTAGTTTCACTATCCCGAAAGGGGACAAGGGCGACAAGGGGGATGCTGGAGACCCTGCCGACATAAATGGCTTGACCGAAATCACAACAGCTGTTGGAGGTAAAGTGAGGTTGGGTAATGATGTGGTGACGAACACCACTCAAGGTTTATACTTTCATTCTGGGAGTGACTACTCTATCGCAAGGACATCAGGTTCTTGGTCTTCCCCCAACTATCAACAACTTAAATTAACCTGGGGGACTGGTATTGTTTTAGATCCTGGATCATTATACGATAAATCATATGTAGATGTGTCGGGGAAGTTAGTGGTCAGGGCTTCAAGTGGGGGTGTCTCTGATAATGGTTATGAGTGGCTCGAGTGTATAAATGACGCCACATGGGGGAGGTTCGCCCAGACACCAAGAACGAATGGTATTGCTTGTTATAACGGCATCGCCATTAATACTGGTGGCGGTCTCGTCGTGGGTTCGTGGGATAGTCCGAACGCCCTCGGCGCGGGGAATGGTAAGTTCACGGGGACGCTCACAGCGAGAACGATAAATTGTGTACAACCAGATGATAGTGGTGTCGCCCAAATAAGTGCGTATGGTTCTAATCAAGGAACTGGACGCTTGTATGTGGGGCAGAGTGGTTCGTATGGTGGTGGTATAGAGTATAACGGAGACAACAGCCCTGCTTCAACTGGGGCTGGTGCGGACTACACCACTCTGTTTCGTGTTGATAATGGGACATACGCCTGGACTGCGAGGAACTACTATAACTCTAACAATTGGGAGTTTAGGGGAAATGTCAAAACCCCTCTATTGGACATAAATGGAACAACCATGTCTAAAGCACCTAGAGTTATACATATAGATGACAGTAGGTCGGGTTGTCCACCTATTCAGGCTGCGAATACACCTATTATGCAGTATGACCTCGTTCTATCAAGATCTGCGTACGTGTATGTAAGTGTAACGACGATACTTAATCATACCGTACGTGCAGATTGTCAAATACTTTTCGGGGGTGTCCTTCAGCAGTCTCATTTAACAGCGACGGATAATACAAGTTGGAACCCCGTATGTATGACAGCTGGTGGGACAATAGGTGCTGGAACGACTAACATACAATTTAGGTGCACAACGGCGGATGTAGTCGGTTGTCAGTCTGATTGGGGTGGTATGCAAATATTAGTGTTTGAGCAGTAATTCGTAATACGTAGATGACCACTGTTTCAAGGCCTCGTCTACAGTCCATGCGAAACCGTTCAACTTCTTATTTACTGCATTGTGAATGTCTACAGTCCATTTAAATAAACTAGCCCGATCTGTAAGGTCGATTGGGTATAACTGTTCTATACTCGTAAAATCGTCTTTACATATCGGACAAGGTAAAACTTTGAATAACAATGTATAAAATTGTGCATAGTGTTCCCTGTCTGCTTCATTTGGTATTTCTGGAAATCCCATGGCCACTTCATGTATCGTCCCCCATATATAAATACCCCACTGTCTGTTAACGGTATATTTAGTGATTTTTTCGTATTTTTCCATATCAAAATTTTCCATGTTGGTATTAAATGGATTCCCCCTTTTATCTTAATTTAGTGCAGCAGACTTTACAACAGACGACACGTGTTATGCCAAAGACATTTACATTGAATGTAGATTACGATCTCATCAAATTCGAGGACGGATATGAAAAACCCTCGAGAGAAGTATTTTATAGTAAATATAACGAACTTCTAAGGAATATACACTTAGAAACATTACGAAATCAGAGAAATGAAAAACTTCAACAATCCGACTTTTCAGTGCTACCAGATCATCGTTTATCACGGGAAAATGAAGAAGAATGGAAAGTATACCGTCAAGCTCTCCGCGACATTCCCTCGACGACAGAAGATCCAGAAAACCCTGTATGGCCCGAGCCACCTAAAGTTAAAGTCACTACCAGTGGATCAACTACCCTCACCGAGCTCGAGGAGGACATCCAAACCACCCACAACCAACTCCAAGCCGAAAAGGTCAAAACAAAGAACCTCGAAGCACTCGTCTTATCTCTGATTACACGTGTACAAAAACTAGAGGCGCGTTGAACATAAAGATTTGCCACGTATAGAAAGTACAATGTCCTGCATTGCTGCCCTCAAGCCTATCGTTACCGTAAAGCCCGCGCCTCGGTCCAGGACCAGGTCCACCAAGACCCGTGCGTCCAGAGGAACACCTCTCACAAAGATTGATCGTCCAAATGATTACCTCTCCATGGCGGAGCGCGTGAACGGTCGCGCGGCCATGATCGGGTTTACGTCCGCGCTCATCGATGAACTCGTGACAGGACATTCCCTCAGTACACAGTTCCAGGAACACATCGGTCTCACCGTCGCCGTGACCGCGCTCACTTTTCTCGGCACTGCCGTGAACCCCGGTGATGAGGGGTATGTTCAGGGTCCCTGGAAGCCTGAGACCGAGCTGCTCAACGGACGTCTCGCTATGATCGGAATTCTATCGCTACTTCTGACCGAGTCGATCAATCCCGGAACGCCCCTATTCTGATACTTAAAAATAAAAACATAGTATAATATAAATGTCTGGTGGTATCGCCCAACTCGTTGCCGTGGGTGCTCAGGATGCCCACATCGTTGGTAATCCCGAAGTATCCTTTTTCCGTTCGACGTACAAGCGTCACACAAACTTTGCCCAAACTGTCGAAAAGCAGGTTATCCAGGGTAACCCCTCTACGAATGGTATGTCCACTGTGCGTTTCGAGCGCAAGGGTGACATGCTCGGTTACGTGTACATCTCTAACCGGGCCCCCCGTAATGAGTTGACACGGGCCAACTGGAAGGGTGAGATTAAGAAGGTTGAGCTACTGATCGGTGGTCAGGTCATCGACACACAAACATCTGAGTTCTCTCAGGAAATCGCTCCCGTGACACTTTGTCAGTCGTACTCCAAGTCTCTCTCGGCCGCCGGAGCTGATGATGCTGGTTTCTACCCCCTGCGCTTCTCGTTCTGCGAGAATGCTCAGTCGGCACTTCCTCTCGTGGCGCTTCAGTACCATGATGTCGAGATCCGTATTTCGTGGGGTACGCTCCCCGTGACCGATTACGAGGTCCACGCGCAGTTTGTTTACCTGGATACCGATGAGCGCACAGCGCTTTCGTCGGCTCCCCAGAACATGCTGATCACACAGACGCAGCAGTCGATTGCCTCCGGTGGTTTGATGCAAGAGCTCAACTACAATCATCCTATTAAGTTCATCGCCACATACAAGACTGGTGGTGTAGGTGTAGCCGGTGGTGGTGTAAAGCTCCAGATCAACGGCACGGATGTTGGTGATGCGAAGAAGGCGCGGCCTCACTACACGTCCGCCTCACTGTACTACCACACGCCGTTCACGACTATGGATAGCAGCGCCGCGAACCATTTCATGTACCCGTTCTGTCTTGACACCTGCAAGCTTCAGCCCACCGGTACACTCAACTTCAGTCGTGTTGACTCGGCTCGTCTCGTAACTGATGCCGGTTCGTTCGACACTGACATGTATGGTGTCAACTACAACATCCTCCGTATCGAGAATGGTATGGCTGGTCTTATGTACGCTAATTAAATCCCTTATAATAACAAATGTGGGGACTTCTCTTTCTCCTCTTTTTCGTTTTTATGATCACCTACGATCCTAAATCCGGAACGCTCAATAAATATATTCCTATCCAGAACGCAGAATGCAAGGATGGTCACTACCAGGAAATACAATTTGCACAACCAGGGTATCAGTGCCCAGAAGGTGAAAGATCTAAAATGGGTGTAATTGTATCTACTTAAAAACAAAACGTGTAAGTAAACCACAATGTTTTCTTTTGATCGCGAAACCGCTATTTTGGCTGCAGTCGTCGTTTGTGTCGCGGCTTCTCTTTACATGTATAACGAATTGCGTCAATCTAAAGACGATATTACAAAAATTAAGACTTTCCTCGACCGGGTTCAGGAAGAGGCACAAGAGGTCCAAATGCCTCAGATGGTATATGCACCTGTATCGGAAGAAATGTCCGAGCCCGAGCCCGAGCCCGAGCCTGAGCCCGAGCCCGAGCCCGTTGCGGTACAAGAGCCCGTCAAACCCAAACGTACTACACGAGGTAAATCTCCTGTGAGCATTTCTTCGGAATAAACTTATCAGGGGATTATAGAAGCTAATGAGCAATGAAAAAACATAAGGCCATAGCGATACCAGTCACCTTTGTTGGTGATACTCCACGGTTTCTTACCGTGCGAGATAAACGTTTTAAAGAGTGGATTTTTGTGACAGGGGGGTGTAGAAGAAGGGAAATATTTACACCTATACGTACAGCGTTGAGGGAATTGGAAGAAGAAACACGAGGCGTTGTTTCACTTAAAAATGGAGAGTATACAAGTTTTACATTTAACGTGAAGGAAAGTCCTACTATAGAACTCGAGTACACTGTGTTTATATTTTTCGTAAATTATTCGAGTAATGAACAACATGAACTTGTGAGAAGATTTAACGATGAGAAATACAAAATGTATACGAAAAAAATTCACGTGAAACGTACATACGATGAAAATGATTTTATGAGTTTCGATACGTTACCAGAATTTAATTCTCGAAAACGATGGGAACGAATCATACATAACGTCGTTGAGAATCCAGAATTTTACGCGTGCATCACTTCTCTCAATAGAAAAACATTTTCTATAAAATAATGAAGTCCAAGAACTACATTCTCCGACAGATAAAGGATATTCTAATGGATCATAAGTCTTACAGCGAAACGCGAGCAGATACATACATCGAAGATGTAAAGCTTAAAACTGTATATGAACTTTTAGTTCTTAAAAAAGAGTTATCGAATAGTGAAGAAGAGTTTAGGGACGTGTCATGCAGGACCTCAATTTGGCATGAAGAAGACTATTAAAAAAATAACACGATATACGAATAAGTATGTTTAGATCATGGTGCAGGAAACAAGGGTTTTCGAATAGCTCCAATCTATCACATGTGCTCATGGACGGTGGCCGTCTATCTGTTCCTTATGATAGATTGAACGAATTTTATGACGAATATGTCAAGGCTGTAAAATCTGGTGAGAAGGTGTGTGTCGTCGAACAAAAGTCAGATACGTACAACTTTTTTGTCGATTTGGATTACAAGGATGTCGAAGATATTCCATTCGATAGATTGAAGGAGTATACACAAACAATATGCGATCGTGTAACGCATTTCGGGGGGAAAGATGTTCTTGTTTCTGTCGCAGAGCCAAAACCGCACGGTGACATGATCAAGTACGGAATTCACATGAACTGGCCGGGGTTCGTAGTTGATCACGGGTCTGCCATGGCCTTACATTCTCATATAGTATCGTCATTGTCATTGATGTTCCCGGGAAAACCGTGGGACGAAATCGTCGATACTGCCGTGTACGGTGGTGGAAAACGAAACGTGAAGGGGAGTGGTTTTAGAATGCCATGGGCGCATAAATACGTGAAGGGTGAATATCAAGGAGCGTATATACCAGTACTAAATTATAATCACGAAAATGGTAAACTTTCGCATATTTATGACCAAGAACCAAACGCAGAAATTATGCGAATGGCAACACTGCGAACGGAACGCACAGACGTAGTCGTCGTTGAAGGTTCTACACGAGACGAAGGATCGTTTACACCGAGTGAGACGAAGAACATTTTTCAAAATGAAGCAGTTACCAGGGACATTGAAACGTTTATTCAGAAAAATATGGATGGCCAGGGGCGTGCGCTTGTCACGAAAATATTCAGTAATAAAAATTCATACCTCATATCAACGACATCTAAATATTGTGAAAATCTCCAAAGAGACCATGGATCGAACCATATCTGGTTTCGTATAGATGGACATACTATCATACAAAAGTGTTTCTGTACGTGTGAAACGATGAAAGGACGTAGATACGGGTTTTGTAGAGATTTCTACGGTCGAAAACATGCGCTACCGGATAAGATATTCGAAAAACTTTATCCAAATGGATATACACCACCCACGTTTTCAACACCTCAAAGCATGTGCATGCCATGTCCGGTAGGAAAAAAAACAGATCCGGTTGAAACTAGTACACTGTTACAACTCTTCATAAACAAACACATGGTAAGAGATACAGAGATTACTGTGAAAAGTATTTCTAAGAAGGGTAAAAATGTACACTGGGTAAACACAGACTTGAAGTGTACGGGGTGTAGTAATCTGAATGTTCAATTTAAAATTTCACGTGACAAGATTGTACAAACATGTGCATGTAAATCTCGTGAGCATAAATTGTCAGATAAAATAGTCAGAGTATTATAGATGATGATCATTGTACTCATTGGAGTGTTCGCGTATGTTTTATCGAAGATTACACGTTTAGATACATCTTTAAATCGAGTAGATATCATAATCAAAGAAACACATAAATATTCGGGTATACATGAAGTCACGTATAATACATTCATGGCATTAATACAAATAGCGAAGGAATACAGGACAAGTGTCGAAATGTCTCAGGTGTATCTCGAAAAGGCTCTGAGGGTTCTAAATGATATACCCCTTTACCTACCTACAATGGACGGTGAAGTAATGAACGATATCGGGGACATTTCGTACCGTTTAGGATATGAATTTGAACAACTACTGATCAGGGAAGCGCTTAATCAAGGGGTCAAGTTCATACCTAAATATATTTAAAAAGAAATCACTTAAACTTGCTATATGAGTACTATAATTGTGAAAACTCGTTCTGGACGAGTATCTAAAGCACCCATGCGCATGAAGCCAACAGAAGAAGCTTGTGACGATGATTTCGGTGATGATGATTATGACACGGATTACGAAGTTTCTGATGACGATCTCTGCGAGACTGAGAGTGAGGACGAATGTGATGACAGTGATGAGGATGAGAATGGAAATTTAAAGGGTTTCGTAGTGGATGACACTGATGAAGAAAGTGATGAGGAAAACGAAGCTTAAAAGATAGAATTATTATAATGTATATGGAAACAGAACTTGGAAATCCTATTGAATACAATTCACAAGTTCTGGATAAAGAACCTGAACGAGATGACAGTGAACCAATACAAAATCATTTACAGCAGCCAGATGAAGATCAGCCATATTATTTTCAACCCCCCCTCCATCCACAATATATGCCACCTCCCCCACATATGAACGAACCGTTCAAACCCAATGACATACTAGCGTCTCTCGATAAAGTTGCGTATATCGTCATATTCGTAGCATTCATTTTAGGTTTCTTTATGGGAAAAACTATGCAACCAGTTATCCTTCGCCATGGGTGAAAATGGAGCATAATAATTAACAGGATCTTTAGAATTTATTATAGTTCTACTGGTAATTACTGGGCGGACAACCCCTTCATTAATTATTTCAGATGCCAAATTCTTTTTATCATCTATATCATCTATCTCCGTAATTGGTAAATTGTGAATCGGCTTTTTAAAGACAGAAATATAATCGACATTCATCGTATTATTAAAAGGGTAGATTTTAATAATATGAAATGTATAGTTATTTTTTTTGATTTTTAAGCCTCCGTCTTCTCGAGTTCCTCTTCCTCGTCACCTTCAGGGATAGCCATATCCGCCTCTCTCTGTTTGCGCCGCTCTTCGATTTCGGCGGCGACGATCGCATCAGCTTCCTTTACCAGGTCCTCCATCGCCGCATCAGGCTTCTC